AATCTGATCTAGAATTTCTTTAGTGAAATACTTCTCAGGTTCTTCATTGATGTTCTTACCAAAGATTTTAGTGCCATCAGGAAGTTCATAGCGAGTAGAAACTTTCTTGATGATGCCATACTTCTCTGCAATGTCGAGTATACCATAGTAGCGGTCGAGACCTTTGCTGTATGTAATCTTTACTTCAACTGTAGAATTTTCTTTTGTCAAACGTGATTTGACAAGTTTTGCTTTGACAATGTTACCAACAACTTCAGTACCATCTTTGTCTTTCTTCTTCGACAAGAATACAATTGTCGATGCAGTATACTTAAGACCAGAACCACCAGACATTTCTTTTGTCGGAATGTATGCACCAACAACGTCATAAACGTGATTCGTTACAAGCAAAGGAACACCAATCTTTGCAAGTTTCAAATTGAGAACACGGAAAGTTGCTTTAAGAATAGCAGCCTTCGTCATGTCTTTTGTTTCTTTGCCTTCAGCGGTATCTTCCATTTCTTTTGTAGAAGACAATTGACCAAGCGAATCAAGCACCATCATCATAGGCTTACGCTTCGCTTCAGGCTGTGCAGCATACTTTTCCGCAATCTGTAGTGCGGTATGACGAAACTTCTGAATTGTGTCTGGTTCAGAGATAACAACACGCTTCGTGTCAACACCGCGAGTTTCCATCATAGACTTTGTAACTGCCGCTTCAGTATCAAAGTAAATGACACCACCTTCTGGATTTGCATCCAAAAATTGTTTGATGACACCAAGCATAAAGAAAGTCTTGCCTGTTGCAGATTCACCTGCAAATGCGGTTACTTTATTATTAGGTACACCACCATAGATGCTACCACTAAGCAAAGCATTAAGAGCATACGAACCAGTATCGATGCAGCCGCTAAACTCAGCGGATGCTCCGCCCTCTGCAAGAATCTTAGTATCTTCATCTTTCAATTGCTCCACTAAATCACTAAAGAAATTACTCATAATTACCTCTCACTATATTTTTTTAACAAACCAGGAGAATACTGTTCAATGTCTTGTTCAATACTCTTTTCGAATCGCTTTTGGTGTTCTAATTCATAAACACGGTTTCTAATCTCCGATGAACTAAACTTGTGCTGTCTCTTATGATAATATATTTCGATCCCATTGTCAAGACAATATGCCTTTCCTGTGAAATCTCTACCAAGGTATTCTTCGCTTAGAAAACGAATATGCATTGTTTGTGTCATAATTAACTGAAGCAAATCATCTTCCGTTTCGTAGATAAGAATTTCATCCACATAACGGCAAGCCTGTAACTGTGCATATCTTTCATATACCGATTGAACTGGCTTATTTTTAATACCAGGTCGATCAATGGTAGGATCAACTTGAAGTGCTACCTTTAAATAGTCGCACAATTCTTTTTCTTGCTTTAACATCGTAACATGTCCAGCATGAAACATGTCAAATGACGAACATTGGAAACCTATTTTCATCGCGTTTTCATCCATTCTATTGTTGCATCTAGCCCATCACTCAAAGTCCACCTTGGTGTCCAACCAAGTGATTTAAGTTTTGAAGTGTCCGTATAGTATCTAGTATCATGTCCAGGTCGATCTTGAACATACTGAATCCTATCTTCTACACCCATCTTCTGCATAATCATGTTGACTAGATCAATGTTTTGAATTTCATTGTCACCACCAATACAATATCGCTCACCAATCTTACCGTCAACGAATACTTTGTAGATTGCTCTACATGCGTCTTCTACATAAATCCAATCGCGAACTTGTTTTCCGTTGCCGTATACAGGAACGAATTCATTGTTCATGAGTTTCTTGATAGTGAGTGGGATTAGTTTTTCTTCATTCTGAAATGGTCCGTAGTTATTGGACATATTCACGATGACTGCTCTAAGTTTGTTTGTATTGATGAATGCATTGATAAAGCATTCTGCACTTGCCTTAGATGCGGAATATGGATTGCGAGGATTCAGATTGGAGTATTCGTTAAACTTGCCTGGATAAGGAACTTCACCAAATACTTCATCAGTAGAAATGTGTAGAAGTTTGATGACTTCATACTTTACGCACAATTGAGCCACGTTGATTGTTCCTATAATGTTACTTGTAACAAAAGGCATACAATCTGAAATAGAACGATCAACGTGACTTTCTGCCGCAAAGTTTACAACACCTTCAATATCGTATTGTATAAACAAAGATTCCAATTCTTCTTTGTTTGCAATATCAATTACCGCAAGTCTAGCGTAGTTTAAAATTTCTTCTGCGTGTGATGCATACCCAATCTTATCAACTACTAAAATTTCCTCAGGGGTTGCATACTTATTTTCAACTAAAAATTTTGCAAAGTTTAAACCAATAAACCCTGCACCACCAGTAATCATAATCATACTTCACTCCTTACATTGAATCATGATCTCTTCTATACAACTCTGTTGCGTTTACAATCTCATCTTTATTCATGGGAATTGGATCAACAGAGGTTAAATCTACCTTTGTCTTCTTAACTTGCCTAGGTTTCTTAGGCTTAAATATTCCTCTTAAATCGTCTCCCACCTTTTTCTTCTTGATAACAGGCGGAGGCTTTTTATATTGAGCCAAAGAATAGTTCGCTGCGATAACTAAAAGAACCGCAAGTGGATCAAATACAAAAATGAGTAGAATAATTACCCATCTAACCGCTGCGTCAAAATGATTTGCTGCATCTTCTTTTCCGTAAATCATCTCAGCAAGATATTTAAGCGGACCAATTTCAGCAAACAATTTATTGTTCTCTTGCAGTAGAGGAAGTTTCTCTTGAGAGATTTGAATCAATTCTTGCTGAGTCGCTTGAATCTGTTCATTTGTCGCTTTAGCAATTTTAGTAGGATCGGTACCTGCTTTCATTAGCAGATAATCAAGTCTTTCTTTTGTAAGTTTTTCTCTCTGTTCTAAGACTTGAATTTTAATTGTGTTATCGCCAACATCTAAGTTTGATTCGATATGTGCCTTTGACAAAAACCCGAAAATTCCTAATGATGTAATTATCATCAGGACAGCAACGGCACTCACAAAATAGTATCTTAGAAGTCTAGGTGCATCTTTCCAATTTCTGTATAACCATGATGCAGTAACAAGTTTCGCAACTTCAAGCGAACCTCCCATTAAAGCAATAGGTAAAGGACTTGCAGCAAAGATTGCTATAAGTCCTATAACAGAATAGTAAGCGGCTATCGCCGACACCGCTAATGCACAAGCGAGTGTCAGTAGTGCAAATAACATTTTACCCCCTTGTCAGAGACAATACCTTGTCGATATGTTCCTGTAATTTTTCTTTACGATTAGGCCAGTAAATATATTCTTTATCTGGATTCTTCATAAGATTAACTAGAAGAGGCATGATCAACTGTTCCAATTGAGACAGTTTAGATTTTACCTCTTCCTGCATTTTATCTCTTTCCGCATCAAGTCCTAACTTGCCTTGATTATACAATCCAAGAATTGTATCAAGTTTTTCTTCAAGTCTTGCGACACCTTCTACGGATTGAGTTACAGTTTCACGAATAACTGTAGTCTCTAGTGTATCAGGATTTACTGTAGGTGTCAATGCAGTTTCATCAACAGCACTAAAACCAAAATCGTCTTCCTGTCTAAACGTCAAATACTCTGGTGGAATATTTCTGATTGTCATACGAAAAAACTCTCCAATGTTGATTTCTTTTCGGTACTCCAATTCATGGTGTTGACAATGATTCGCAAAGGCTCAATGTATGCCTTTTCGAATTGAGTGTCATAATCGATATACTTTTCAAGTTTAAGTTCTTTCGGTAGAACACTCAAAATAGACAACACGTTTTCCTGAATTGGATTCGGGACCTTCATGTAGCAGAATTTAATCTTATCACCATCTTTAATCTCTTGGTACTTCTTATTGAGTTTGTTCTTTTCCAAGAGAGAATTAAATACAATCGCACCACGCACATGAATAGGTGTTCCCTTGCTGTATAATTCAAGAGAATTCTTGTATTTAGTCATGTCGGAAATGCCTCGCGGAAAGGCAATTTCTTCGAAAGGTAGAGTTTTAAATTCGTTACGAAAATCATCAACAAATTGATGAAACTTAGACTCATCACCTTCCATCACAACCTTGAGTGCGTCTTTAATTTTATCACGACATGCTCTCGGTGTGGAAGACTTAACCGCTTCAATGCCAGACATTTTAAGTTTCGCTTTTTCATAGCGAACACCTTCAGAGTCCCACACGTTTAGAATGTATCGCTTCTTTGCAGTCCAGATGCCTTTATCCGCGATAACTTCTCGCTTCATAAACATCTTTTGTGCATACGCATTCATTCGATCCGCGAGTTCTTGAAAAGCCTTATCAATGAACGGTTCGATTTTTTCCGAACACGCTTTGTCGATAAAGTCAACAATTTTCTCTTTCGGCGTATCCTTCGATCCGTAGACCATAGTAACCAACGGACCCAAATTGAGATATACAGAGTCCGTATCTGACGCGATAACATAATCCACCTCACTTGTCTTCAACAATTTATTCATGTATTGGTTAAGTTTCATTCCAATCCAACGAATCGAAAGTTGACCAGACAAGGTAATACCTTCTGCTTGCCGAATGTCAAAGAATCGGAAATACTGATTGCCAAGAGCACCATAAGCGGAGTTTAGTTGAATCTTCTTCGCCATCTGAATGTTCTTGTATTTTGAAATTTGATTTTGAATTTCAAATCTTTGTGCTTTGTCTTTAGTCTTCTCTAGTTCTTTCTGCGCTTCAATCATCTTCTTTTTGTAAAGAACACGATCATCATACATGCGTTGCATCATTTCAGGCAGAAAACCTTGAGTGTCTTTGCGAAAGTATTGACCATTTGCAGTCATGCAATATTCACCGTCTGCACTATCAT